GGGTAGTGACCGTGCAAATCGCTGATAGCATCAATTATCACTTGGTTTAAACCTTTCTTCGACGAAATTATTAATCCATTTGTCAAGATCAATTTCAATTTCATTTTTAGCACTTTCATCTAAAAATTCCATGAATTCACAAATGCAATGGAGCAAGATGTCTTTCATTTTTTCTTTGTAGGCAACGTGTAATTCATCACGATCATTAAATGTATTTACAAGATCTCTAACGATTTTTTCTTTGTTTTTCATGAGTAAATCCAAAAACTGAAAATTGATAAACCTGATAATAAAGCAATATTTATCAAGATTATTTCAACTGACTTAGTGAATGTCATTTTTTTTCCTACATTCTTTTTCAATCAATTGTTCTGCCCAGTCCTGCAAAGTAAGTAGTTTCTCACAAGCAGCAATTTTTGCGATATGATGAATTTCTGGTTTTACTCTTATGATTGAAGATTTTTTCTGATTCATATTTAAACGCGATTCCTTTGGTATTCTCTTTCTTGATATAAGAAGTTTCTTTCGTAAAATTCTTCATAGAACTCATCGCCAGGACCATTTAAATTATTGTGGCATTCCTTGCAAATGCATGTATTTACAAATTTATAGTAATCGTAACTGCTATGAAATTTTTGCATATCTAATTCTTCCATGCATTCGCTGCATTCAAAAGTTGATTTTACAGTCATTTCTTTGACTCCTCAATTTTGCAAAGTCTGTGGTGAAAATCTTTTATCTCATCTTGTATTGCTTTTAAAGTACTATCAATAGATTTAATCATTAAACTAGTCTCAGCTCTAAAAGATTCTAATTTGCAATCCATATGGCGATAATCAGCTCTTGATTCAGAACGATTCCAAAAGAAACATCCGAAAACGCCACCTGCAAATATTATAAATTGTACCCAATCCATTTCTTATCCTATTGTTTGTTAAGTGCTAATTCTAAAATATCTACTAAAGAAAGACCCATTTCTTCAAGAGTCTTTAGTTTATGTTCTGCATTTTCATCGCTGATGCATTCGTCAATTTTTTTGAATATTTCTGACTTTATTTTCATTTCCATTATTTATCTCCATTTATGTTGTTTATGTCACTAATATAACAAATGTAGCAGTTAAGCACAACCTTTTTCTTTCCTTTTTTTCTTAAATAAAATACTTTGTCGTCATGAATATAACTTTTATGCCCATATCTAAGCTTAAACTTAATGATAAAAACCCTCGTAAGATAGATAAAGATCAATTTGAGAAGCTTTGTCGAAATATAGAGGGAGATCCTGAGTACTTTAATATGCGCCCATGTCTTGTTAATGAAACAAGCGAAGGTCGTATAGTATATGCAGGCAATCAACGTCTGAGAGCTGCTAAAAAACTAGGAATGAAAGAAGTTCCTTGTATTATCACCAATGATGTTCCCGAAGATCTTTTGAAGAAGCGTGTGGTTTTAGACAATATCACTCATGGAGAGCATGACTTTGAAATGCTTTCGAGTCTTTATGACCCTATAGAACTTCTTGAATTGGGCATGAAAGAACATGAATTGCATCTTGACGCAGCAGAATTGATAGAAGGAGAGGCAGAAGAAGAAGGCGAAATCTTAGAGCCTGGAAAAGATGAAGATGCACAGACTAAATTGGGCGATGTATATGAACTTAACAATCATAGGATTGTATGTGGAGATAGTACTTTACCTGAATACGTCGAAAAATGCTTGAATGGCGCAGAACCTATTTTGATGGTGACTGATCCTCCTTACGGAGTAAATTATGATGCAAGTTGGAGAACTATACAAGATGGTAGAAATGGAAGAAATGTAAAAAGTTTCGGAAAAGTAGCGAATGATGATAGGTCTGATTGGTCATTAGCCTATTATCAATTTCCTGGATCAGTAGCATATGTGTGGCATAGTGCCTTATATGCCGATATTGTTTTAACAAGTCTTAAAGATTGTGATTTTCAAATTATATATCAAATTATATGGGTAAAGCAGTCCGCTTTTGGAAGAGGGGATTATCACTGGTATCATGAGCCTTGTTGGTGTGCTGTTAAAAAAGGCCATGCTCATAATTGGCAAGGATCAAGGAAGGAACGGACTGTTTGGGACATACAATCCAGAGCTGCTCTTGGAAATACAGTAGAAATGGAAGAATCCACAGGCCATAGCACCCAAAAACCCATAGAATGCATGGCTAAACCTATTCGAAATAACACAGCTAAAGGAGAAGGCGTCTATGATCCTTTCTTAGGCTCAGGAACCACATTAATAGCTGCTGAACAATTATCTCGAATTTGTTATGGTATTGAACTAAGCCCAGCATATTGTGATATCATTGTTAATCGTTGGAAAAACTACATGGAGAAGAATGGCCGAGAATACACAATCAAGCGTAACGGAGAAATCCAATAATTTAGGACGTCCCAAAGCTGATATTGAATGGAAAAAAGTAGATGAGCTATTAATTGCCGGTTGTTCTGGGACTGAAATAGCGGGATATTTTGGAATAACTCCGGGTACTTTATATGATAGATGTTTAACTGATAATAGAAAAATGTTTTCCGATTATTCCCAAGAAAAACAATCAAAAGGTGATTCTATATTAAGAGCGCATCAATATGCTAAAGCATTAGGATTAACAGAAAAAGGAGATAACACCTTATTAATTTGGTTAGGAAAAACAAGGCTAAAACAAAAAGAACATGTGGAAGAACAAATCACTTCTACAGAACTTAATGAAAAGTTTGATTCGTTAATGAATATTATGGGAAAGAATCAAGACCGTAAGATTGATGAGATCAACAGTAAAGCTGAGGTGAAGTCATAGCCAGTAATCGGCGCTTGTAAAGCATTTGAAGGAAGATTCTCGTATGTCTTTATCATCTCATCAAGCATTTTAAGCTTGTCTTCACGAGTTGGATTTTCATTGTAAAGCGGCTTTACATCTTCATGTAAATCTTTGACCTTCACAATGATCTCATTTCCTTGATCATCTACTCGTAAGAAATTACCCCAATCAATAGCGCTGCATTCCATCCTAAGACCACCACTTACGCTTATATGACTACATTTACAAGATACGTAATCAGTATCATGAAAGCTTTCGATGATTGACTGGCAAAGTTTGCATTTAGCTCTATTTTTCATTTCTTACTTTTTGTTATGTTCTTAAATCATGTCAGATCTTCTAGCTCCAAAGCAAATACAATTTATCAATGAAAGCACAAGACATTGGAATCTAGCGCATGGTTCTGTTCGCTCTGGCAAGACTGTGGGTACATTATTTCGTTTTATGCAAGCAGCTAATGATTGTCCCGATAGCCAAATATTCATGGTGGGTCATAGCTCAGAAACCATTTATCAAAATGCAATACGATTGCTTTTAGAATCAGTTCAATTTGATGTATTTAGACCGTTTTGCACATGGTATGCAGGTAAGAGACAATTAAAGTTCAGAGATAAGACAATATCTACTCTAGGTGCTAAGGATGAAGGAGCAATTGGACAATTCCAAGGTAAGACTATGAGTCTCGTATATTGCGATGAAATGACACTTTATCCTGAATCTATAGTGGATATGATCGATACGCGATTGAGTAATCCTCATAGCATGGGATTTGCTAGCATGAACCCTTCTCATCCGGGTCATAAGATTAAGAAATGGATAGATAAAGCAGATGATGGAGATCCAAACTATTATAGCCTGCAATTTACACTAGATGACAATCCGTATGTTGACGAGCCATATAAACAGAGAATTCAAAATAGCTTATCTGGCCTTTTTTATAAGCGAAATTATCTAGGTCTTTGGTGTCTTGCTGAAGGCGCAATCTTTGACTTCTTCGATAGATCCATTCATGTAGTTTCTAAACCTCCAAGAGCTGCTGAATATTGGATTGCAGGTATTGATTTCGGAACCAGCAATGCTTTTGCTTGTGTGCTAATTGGTGTGTCAACTGGTCAATATACCCAATCAGGTAAATGCATGTGGGTTGAGAAAGAATATTACTGGAATAGCAAGCAGACAGGACGACAGAAAGTTAACAGTGAATATGCTAGAGATGTTGAGGAATTCTTAGAACCCTACGCAGTTAGAGGAATCTACATAGATCCAAGTGCAGCAGCAATGAAATTAGAACTTCAACGAAAAGGTATGCATGTAATACCAGCAGACAATGACGTGACTAATGGAATACAAGTAATGACTAGTGAAATGGCAAAAGGTAATCTATTTGTGTGCAAAGAATGCACTAATTTAATACGAGAGATTGAAGGATATGTCTGGGATACAAAGAAGAGTAACCAAGGTGAAGATGCTCCCGTTAAAAGTGGGGATCACGCCATCGACGCCCTACGTTATACTATAAATACTCACAAAGTTAATGTTTATAATCCCTATGCGCATAATC